ACAAATCATTAGATATAATCTTTTGTTGTAAATCTGTTAATGTTATTGTCTTTGTGTGATTTGCCATTTTTATCTCCTTTATGATTGAGTTGTTTCACTCTTGGCTTATTAGCATACTAAGTACATTGAAAACATTGATGCAGTACTAATATCTGTTTGACTATTTCCACCATCTTGATGAATGTTTATGTCAGCAGTATCGTTTGCATCCATATCCACTAAATGAGCAAAAGTAATAGTAAAGTAAGCATTATCTTGACCAAAGTCAGGGTCAAAATTTACATAATATGACCTGTTAGAAGTATCTAATCTAGGTTCATAGTAATTTGCTCCTTGGTCTATATTATTTAAGTAAAATGTTACATTAAACATATACTTGCCTGTTACTGGTGCTGTAAATACACCAGTAGAAGTATTATAGTCTGCATTTTGGTCAAATCTTTCTGTACCAAAAACAATACCATTGTTTGCACCAGTGCTAAGATTATTAATTGTACTAGCTGGTTGTGCTAAAAAAGCAGATTGATTTGGCATGGTTAATTGTGAAGGTGCTTCTAATTGACCTACTGCTGTTGTACCAGAACCAGTTATAGAATTTATTTTTAAAACATTTCCTGCTGTTAAATTACCAGTTGGAAACTTCAATGTATAAGATTGTCCAGCAGAATGTGCTGGTGATGCTAATTTTATCCCATGACTATTTGCACTACA